CAAAATGTCGTAGCTGTGCGCTTTGAGAATGGTGCAGTTAAAACATTCCTTACAGATAAAGTAAAAGCACCTGCAGGTAATAACCTAGCCTTAACCTACCACTCAGGTGATTGGGTAGAGTTACCATGTGAAATTAAACATGGTGGTATGGTATGGACTACATTAAACACCAACCCAACTCAGAGTGTAGATGAATGGACAGGTGGTGCATTTGATTGCATTGCTGATGCCATTGATACAGAAGAGATGGAAGTGTTTCACTACCACAAGGCTGTAATAAACACTAACTACAAACTTTGGCATGATACTAACAGTGAATTTTATCACGACTTCATGCATTACTTTAATCGCGTGTCAGGATTTAACGATGAATATTTTGCTCGTAAGAATATCCCTTTTGATAATGGTCACGTTAACGTTAGCAGCTTTACTGTTAACTATGAAGAATATGATGGATTCCAGGATCGAGGTGAATTATCGTTCCCAAACCTCCCACCCAATCAATGGTACATGGTTGACCTCTTCCCAGGTTACAACTTTAACCTCCGTGGTAGCGCATATCGTAGTGACTCAGTACTCCTCTTGGGCCTGACAAAGTACTGATTGAGTTTCGTGGGTATGGTTTAAAGAAAGACACACCTGAAGAACGACAGACACGTATCAAACATCATAACTCTATATGGGGTCCATTCGGTAGAAACCTACATGAAGACTTAATTGGTGTGTCTGGTCAAGGTGTGACCATGCGTCCAGGAACAGAGTCCCGCAATATTTTGCATGGTAGACATGAAAACTCTACTATCCATGATGAAGTGGGAATGCGTCATTATTATGCAGAATGGTCTAAGTGGATGGGTGTTGATGCTCAAACAGGTAAGGCAGCGTAATGAAAAGCCCATGTATTGGTGTTTGTAAATTAGACAGTAAAGATAAATATTGTGTTGGATGTGGACGAACAACAGATCAAATAAGAGATTATTATTTGGATGGATTAAAAAATGGTGCACATACCGTATACTCAACCCAAAAGAAAAAAGAAATCTAAAGAATACAAAAGCCCTATTGTGTGGTGGAATAGTGTTCGTTTTAATAATGGAGAATTGTCATGTCAATCGAAAAAGGTGGAGAAACCTTTGCAGGATTTAACAAACCAAAAAGAACTCCAGGCCACCCTAAAAAGTCCCACGCAGTCCTTGCGAGAAAAAATGGCAATCCTCCTAAAGGAAAACTAATACGGTTTGGGGAGAAAGGAGCTAGCACTGCAGGTAAACCTAAGGCAGGTGAATCTAGGCGTATGAAAATGAAACGTAAATCATTTAAAGCTCGTCATGGAAAAAACATTGCTCGTGGACCCCTAAGCGCAGCGTACTGGGCTAATAAGGTTAAGTGGTAATTATGGAGGACAAATTGTTAGAAGCGGTTCGTAAACACGCAGAGGGTCATGTGGCTAAGCACGTGGCAAATATTGAAGTCTATTTAGATAACCCTGTTGGGATTGGTGAGCATAGTGATATTATTAGTGCTATTGAAACTGAATTAAGCAGTATGGCTAAGTGGCATGAAAAACTAGAGATGCTTGATATATACATTATGGAGGCTAAGGATGGCTGTAAATGCGGCAGGTAACTACACAAAACCGACAATGCGTAAAGGTTTGTTTAACAGAATTAAAGCGGGTAGTAAAGGACGGTCGTCCAGGCCAATGGTCGGCACGAAAAGCGCAGATGCTTGCTAAACAGTATAAAGCAAATGGTGGAGGCTATAGAGACTAATGGGCGGGAAAAAACCGTCACAAAAGAGCCTAAGCAAATGGACTTCTCAGAAGTGGCGAACCAAAAGTGGTAAACCCTCTACTCAAGGCCCGTTGGCTACTGGAGAGCGTTATATGCCAGCTTCAGCTGTGGCTAGTCTCTCGTCAGCAGAACACGCTGCTACCACTAGGGCTAAGAGAAAAGCTACAAAGGCAGGAAAACAATTTAGTAAACAACCTAAAAAGGTTGCAAGCAAAGTAAAACGACATAGANCGTAAACCCAGGAGTGGTAAATGTCTAGATTTGTACAAGAAACACATAAACAAAAAGATNCTAAGAAACCTCAAGCCACATTACCTAAGGCTGGTTCTTATGATTTAAAGGCTTTAGAAAAAGCTAAGCCTATATTCTCAGGCACTGGAGGGAAAAGGTAATGGGACCCGAAGGATACAAAGAGGTTGTTAGTGATGAGCAATTAATTAGCATGGTAGAATCTGGTGTACAGAACTCTACTGGTGATTGGTTAAACTCATCTGAACTAGCACGAGAAAGATTAAAAGCTACTTATGAATATGCAGGAGTGGCTGACTACCACTTATCACCTCAGGGTGTTAGCACAATTGTGGACACATCTACAACAGAAGTAGTTGAAGCTTATACAGCTGTCTTATCTGATTTGTTTCTTACAAATAAAAGACTAGCAAGGTTTATGCCTTGGGATAGCTCCCCTGCAGCAATTCAAGCTGCTAAGGATGCTTCTGACATAACTAACTATTGTTTGTTTAAAAAGAATAACGGATGGGAACTTATACAACAATGGATGAAAGCAGCATTGCTATGGAAGAATGCTGTGTGCCGTTGGGGTTACATTGAAGACTACGATTACGTATTTGAAGAATATGAAAAGATTAGCCAACCAAACCTTGATAAACTATTATCAGAAGATGATGTTGAAATAGTTGGTGACTTAGAATTTGAAAATCAACCAGAAGAGTTTTCTCAAGAAGTAGAACTTATGTATGTTGATGTTCGTATTCGTAAACGTATTAATAAGTCTCGTGTTAAAATAGAATTAGTCCCACCAGAAAACTTTCGTATATCAAGAGATGCTACTTGCATAACTGATGCAGCGTTTGTTGGTATGCAGACAGAGATGACACGCTCAGAGATCCGTAAATACTACCCCGACATGGCTGACAGTATTGACGCTTGGGATGAACTTGGTGATGATACATGGTCAGGTAGTTTAAAATACTCTCAAGATATTGCAGCACGTAAACAGGTTACAGGACAAGAGTATACTCAAGGATCCTTGCAACAAGAAACCACACCACTAGAAGCTAATCGTGAAGTAGCTGTTACAGAATGCTGGATGCATGTTGATCGTGATGGTGATGGTATTGCAGAGTTAAAACACTTTATTATAGCAGGGTCTCACATCTTATATGAAGAAGATTGTGATGAGATCCCAATGGCCTCTATTGTTCCTATCGATATTCCATTTGAGTTTTATGGTTTATCAATGGCAGACTTTACACGTAGTTCTACACTGGCATCGACCGCCATCCTACGTGGCTTTGTAGAGAACACATACCTCACTAACTATTCGCCTAAACTGGCTGATCCTAATGTGGTAGACTTCTCTGCATTGCAGAATATGAAGCCTAAACAAATCATACCAACTAATGGTAGCCCTGTAGGTGCTGTTCAACAGTTACCTCCTGAGACAATCTCAACAGGTACTGTACCATTGCTTGAGCATTTGCAAATGATTAAAGAGCAAGCTACTGGTATGTCTAAGGCTGCTCAAGGTCTTAATGATACANTATATGTGTCAGGNAACTCTGAGCAAAAGCTATCGGCAGTTCAGTCTGCTGCACAAAAACGTATTCAACATATTGCTCGTAGATTTGCTGAGACAGGATTTAAACGTCTTCTATCTGGTATCTATTCTACTATGCGTAGTAATATGAAAGGTAATATGGATTATAATATTGCAGGTGCATTTAAGTCTATTAATATGCAAAACTTACCTTCAACTATGGACTTAGAAGTTTTATTAGATATTGGTGAAAACTCTAACTCTGCATTAATAGGAAAGTATAGTCGTATTGCTGGAGAGATTCTTCCTGCATTAGCACAACAAGGTGCAGGTATGATTGTAAAACCAGAAGCTCCAGCTATCCTTGCTACTAAACTAATTGAAGCAATGGATATAGACAGTAATGACTTTTTACAAGATTACAATACAGATGACTTTAAACAAAAAGCTGCTCAGGCTATTCAAAGTCAACAACAAAAAGCTCAAGCAGAACAAGCTTTGCAACAACGTAAAATTGAAGCTGAAGCTGCATTGTCAGAAGCAAATGTTGTTTACACTGGTGCTCAAACTAAAAACACTATGGATGATAATTCTAAACAGCTTGCAGTATCTATTGATAAACATTTTCAAGAATGGGCAGATCTTCAAATTAGAGCAACTAAAGAGGGTGCAGAGTTACCAGAACATCTGG